ATAGTGATATAACCGAAACGATGGAGTTGAGCGCGTCACAGGTCAAAGAATTGCCTATTGAAATTCGACGCCTTGTAACTAAGTTTAAACGAACGACTCGAAGTATTGGCGAATCAATAACGGAAGACGTAATCGAATTACATTTTGTTTCAAAAGAAAAGGCTATCGAACTAATCGCAAAGCATATCGGATTTTTTGAAAAGGATAATGAACAGAAGAAAACCGAATTTGATATGTCAGGATTAACGACAGAAGAATTAATTAAACGAGCCGAAGCGGTTAAAAAACTAAAAGACTAATTGAATCACGAGTTAGATATTTACATTGAACTATACAAGAGGGGTGCGTATGACGTCATCCCTCTTGGTGCATATCCAAACGGCGAATATTTTTATCCTACTAAAAAACAAATTGAAGCGTTAGAACTGTTAAACAATGACGAAACTTCTTTTGTTGGTTATGGTGGTTCGGCTCGATCCGGAAAAACTGTTATTGAATGCGTCGCCGTTTTGTTAGAGTGTTTGGCTTATGATGGTATTGCATGGGGCATAGGTCGTAAAGAGTTAACCGTATTAAAAAGAACGGTTCTTTTAACTCTGTTTAAGCAAATGGAGTTTTACGGTATTGGTGAAAATGATTACAACTATAATCAACAATTGAATAGAATTGATTTTAATAACGGTTCGACAATCTTTTTAATAGATACAGCTTACAAGCCTAGTGACCCGCTAAATACAAGATTCGGAGGATTTGAATTAACTAGGTGCGCCGTTGATGAATCAAACGAAACTAACGAAGACGTAATAATAAAACTTTACGAGCGTACTGGATGGAGAAAAAATGACACATACAATCTAAAAAGAAAGGTATTTGAATGTTTTAACCCAGCAAAAAACCACGTTTACAAAAGATATTTTAAACCGTTTCGCGATGGTGTTCAGGGAATGTTTAAACGTTTTATTGCGGCTTTACCTTCTGACAATCCGCATCCATCTGTTAAGGAATGGATTGACGATATTATAAAGACAGGCGACACAGTAACGATTGAGCGCCAGGTGAACGGAAACTTTGACTTTGACGACGATCCGAGGGCGTTATGTGATTTTGATGCTGTTACCGATATGTTTACAAATGACCATGTTCAAGGTGGAACGGGTTATATTTCTGCCGATTTAGCAATGAAAGGACGTGATAAATTTATCGGCGGTTATTGGTCGGGGAATATTTGCCGCGTTGCAATTGATATGAAACAATCGACGGCACGAGAAATCGAATTAGCATTAAAAGAATTAAAGACGGTTAATAAAGTTGGTAACTCGAATATTGTAGCCGATGCGGATGGATTAGGGGCTTATCTTGAATCCTATATAAGAAATATTAAAACTTTTCACGGTGGAGGCTCACCAGTTGACAAAGCTAAATTCGCAAAACTTAAAGACGAGTGCGGGTATAAATTAGCTGAGTTAATTAATAAGCGTGAAATAAAAATAGTTTGCTCAAAAGAACAAGAGGACGCAATCAAAGAAGAAGTTTCGATTTGCTTGAAAGCGGATAGCGTGAATATTGACAAGAAAAGATTAATAACGAAAGACGCTATGAAAGCACTTTTAGGACGTTCACCCGATTATTTAGATATGCTATTTATGAAGATGATATTTCATACACAACCAAAACGACGCGCCCCACGATCAAACGCACCAGTAAAAAGACATAGATAAATGATAGATGAGTTTAAAAAAATAGACGGCAGTTGTACTTTTGAATACAACAGTGTAAAATATGCTTTACACGTTTCAATATGGGACTGGGGTAGAGATTACAATATAATGTCCTTAGATGGATTGTCTTTTGGAAATGCTTACTGTTATAATGACAGCAAAAACTTCACGTTAACAGGGCTTAATGTTAGTGAGTCAATTAGGAAAAACGGTAGAGGGAGGGATATGCAAGAGATAAGAGAAATTCTTGCCTTAAGTTTAGGTTATAAAAAAACCTTTCTATTTGTAGGTAAAGGAACATTTCAAAGAAAGTGGTATAAAAGACGAGGGTATAATTATAACGCTCCGTTCAAGGGGGATAATCGCCTAGTATGGCTTAAAAAGATTTTATGATACCATTTAAAACAAAGTTAGGCAGCTTTAAAATCCCCTCGAATTGGAGCGACTTGAAAATGTCCGATTTGCAATATCTACGGGATAATATCAAAGACGATATTAAAATCGCTGAACGGTTAACAGGTTTAGATATTAACCAGCTATCACAAATTGACGTGACGCCGATTAGAAGCGTTTTGGATGAATTATTTTTAATAAAGGTTGAAGATATTGAGCCAAAAGAATACATAACGATAAACGACAAAGATTATCTACTCCCAAACGTTAAAGTAAAAACGTTCTTTCAAAAGTTAGAAGCGTTTAAAGCATGGCAAAAGGGCGACGTCCAGAAAGTACTTGCAATTTATTTAGAGCCTGTAATTCGTGGTAAAAAGAAACCTAAACCAAAGAAAACAGAAGCGTTAAAAAAAGAGTTTTCAAAGTTAACCGTTCAAGAGTTTTACAGTTCATTTAATTACATTGAAAGCCAATTAAAAGAACTTGTCGAGATGGAAAAGAATATGCCAAAACCACCAACCACACCCGAACAAATCGAAGCGGGCGCGGAATCGTTTAACGTTCTAGGTGATTTTAATACGGTTGACTTATTGGCGAATGGTGACATCTTGAAACATGAAGCTATTTACATGATGCCTTACATAACCATATACAAAAAATTGTTTAGGATAAACTTAAATACTATCTTTGATACTAAACATTCTGAAATAATGCAACGTAAAGCAAATAATCAACATGCATCATGATACAATCAATAGTTAAATCAGTAGTTGACGTAATGAACTCGGGCGGTGATTCTTTCTCGTTTGGTCATACTCAGAAGGCGATACAGAATTTACAATCAGACGAAGCAGATTTGCCGATTGTGTTTTTGGATATGCCTGTAACGTTTAACCCAGTTGTTACCGATACGGGATTTATTAAGAACGTTTTTAAATGCAGTCTTGTGATTCTGTATAAATCAAACATGGACGATTCGGGCGGTTTTAACAATAGCACCGAAACAATCGCAGAACAGGAACAAATCGCAATATTTGAAAAAGCATTCGCAGCACAAAGACAGTTTATGTTGTTGTTGAATAAATCCGTTGAAGTAAAAGATTATAGTTATAATGGTTCGGCTTTCCAAGTTCAACACGTTTTTGATTGTGATTTGTCGGGGATCGCTTGGAGTGTTGACATCGAGCCGAAAGATTACGCGGGAGTTTGTACGGATGGGCTTTTCCCTGTTCCAAATTGTCCAACATCATCATATTTAATTGAAGATACAGACGGAACTATTTTATATAACGGAACTTTAGCGGCTGGTCAAAGTTTAAATACAATTATTCAAAACTCAACAGCCGTACTTAAAAACACTTTAGGCACGACTTTAAGCACAACGGAAATACTTGCAGAAGGAAGCGAAGATATAATTGCTCCAGGCGCATTGGTTGGTGTATTAAATTCAGAAGGCACAACGGTAGACGGTGATAGCTTTGCAAGTGGTACAAGTGGAAACCTTTTAGCACCTGATGGAACGGTGAATAATTCAGATGGTACACTTATAACAACTGTTCCGAGTAATGCGGTGGCGGTTGCTCCTGATATTACGGTTACGGATTCAGATGGTACTTCCTCAGCTTATCCAAGTGGCAAAGATTTTGTTTGTAAGCCTTCAGCACCTTGTGACCCTGTTTATAATTTAGTCGATTTCTTTACATTAGACATAAACAACCCATTTGGAAACACAAATAGATTTACAGATGAATTAGGCGCTCAGATTTACGCTAATAATATTATGATTGATTGGTTTACGCAAAAAGAGGGTAATGTAACAGCAAACGAAACTACATATTCAGCCAATGGAATAAACAAAGCAGCCGCTGCGGCTTATTGTGCTGCACTTACTCATGGTGGTTTTACAGGTTGGAGACTCGGAGAATGGACTGAGTGGGTAAATATACTATACCCATTAGGAACAAGGATGCTTAATTACGCACCTATTAATTTAGCAGACAATTCTAGGTTTTGGACTAATACAAGTACTCTTGGGGGCACTCAATCTTTTACGGCTGGAATAAATGTCGGGGTTGGTATTAGCGCAATCGGTGATACTTGGCCTGGGGGTAGAGGATTAGCGTTTAGAACTTTCACGTTATCAGAATTAGGATTATAACAAGAAACGTAAAAAAGAATTAAAACTTTAGTAGTATGGCATTAAGTAGACAGCAGAAAAGATTTGCACAACGATTGATTGAGGATGAAGCGAAAATTGAATTTATTGCACAAAAACAAGACAATGCCCGTTTGATTGAATGGGAAAAAGAAAGAGACGCTTTGATTTCTAAACGTGCAGAGGTTGCTTTAATTTCGATCGTTCTATTTTTATCCTATTGCTTTGTAGTTCATGGATAAGAGCAGTAAAGAAATATTACAACAGTTCGTTGACAAGTTGGTCCCGGAAATTCAAGCGGTTACCAAACGATTTGCGCCAAGTATCGAAGCGAAAGTAACAGATACAACGGCAACGATTTACGGGTCGAAGTATATTTCAACGCTTATAGATGGACGTGCCCCAACAAGTTCAAACGCTAAGAAAGGGAGTCCAACACTTCAACAAATATTATTTGAATGGGCAAAGTCAAAAGGTATAAATCCAAAGCCTGACGCAAAAGGAAACATTCCAACCGTTGAGCAAATGTCTTGGGCCATGTCAATTAGTATGCATAAAAAAGGGGATTTATTGTACCAACGTGGAGGGGGGAATAATATTTTTGAAGACATTATAACACAGCAAAGAATCGATAGTTTATTAAATTTGTTCGAGAAGAAAGCATTAAACGACGTTCAATCTTTAGTAAAAATTAAACAATGAGTATAGCAGTAATTGAAACCCCGAATACAGATGTTAATGGTCATGTATCTAAATGGCAAGCCGTTCACGAGCCTATTGAATATACTTTAGAACGTCAAGACCAACAAGTCCAAACGAAATACAAGCCAGGATTGTCAACGGTACGCGTACAGGTTATCGGTTCAATTCCCGTAGAGGTTGAAATCGGTCAGCGCATATTGTGGGTGAGCG